GGCGCTGGTGGCGCTGGTCTGAATGGCGGCTCCGGCGGTGGGGGTGGCGGCAGCGGCGGGCTTGCAGGAGCCTCTATCGCATCTGACGGCGTAGGATTTGCAGGAGGCAACGGAGCCGCCGGGTGGAGGACGTCCGGTGGTGGTGGTGGTGCAGGAGGCGTGGGGACTGCGGGCGGGGTTGGAGGAGACGATAACGTCGCTGGGCCGGGTGGGCTGGGCATTGCCAGCACAATCACGGGCACATCTGCATTCTACGCGGGAGGCGGCGGCGGTGGTGCGAACAAATCGGCTGCCGAGGGCGGAGTTAAGGGGGCGGGCGGATCTGGTGTCGGTGGTGACGGGGGTATCGAGTTAACCACTGGAACAGCGGGCGCGACGGGGACAGGCTCCGGCGGCGGAGGAAGCGGGAGGGACGGTAGCACTGCGCCCGGTGCGAACGGTAGCACCGCAATCCAATACGTGAGGTGGCGCAGGTGACCCAGCTTATCGCATATCAGCTTGACGCCAGCGGCGTTTGCATTGGCGCAGCGGTGCTTGCCCTCGGCACGACACTTCCACAATCCTACCTCCCCGCCGGACGGTGGGAACTTGGCACCGAAAGCCCCATTATCGGCGGGCACTTCCAAGATGGGGAAACCTTTCACGCTTGGGCCCAGCCCGGTGAAGACGGCTTTCCGGTCGGAGCAAAGCGCTTTCATGCCGGATTTGCTTGGGTTTCGACCACAGCGGAAAACGTAGGGGAGCCGGGCGTCTCCGGGTGGGTGCGGGTATGATCCTTTTCCGCAACCTGATCGCCATTGCTGTCGTCATGGTTGGGCGCACCGCAGCAGAGGGAGCCGCATGACCGGAATCGAAAACACCGAACGCGGCATCACAATTTCCAAGGCCCTCGCTTGGACGATCCTGTCCGCGCTGGTTGTGGCGGGCATCTATGCCGGCGTCCGCGTCGGAGCTTTGGACGAGCTGATCCGCCGCCAAGACCGCGACAGCGCACGGCTAGGCGTGCTTGAGGCGCGCCAGACGGCGGCAGAGCGCGACGTGGCCGTGATTGCCACGCGCCTTGAATTGATCCTGCGCGTGACGGAGCGCACCGATGCCCGCGTCGCGCGCATGGAGATCGACCAAGCCACCGCCCGCCGCAAGGAGCCAGAGCCATGACCGAGAGAACGCCGGCGATGCGCCGCATCAACGAAATCATTCTGCACTGCGCCGCGACGCGGCCGGACCAGGACATCGGCGCGGCGGAGATCGACGGGTGGCATCGGTCCAATGGCTGGTCGGGTATCGGATACCATTGGGTCATCCGCCGCGATGGCACGCGCGAACCGGGCCGCCCCGAACCGCATGTCGGCGCGCACGTCTATGGCCACAACGCCAACAGCATCGGCGTGTGCCTGGTCGGCGGCTTTGGATCGTGCGCCGATGATGCGCCCGTGGATCACTACACCCCGGCGCAGCTGACCGCGCTGCGCGTGCTGATGGGCGAGCTGCTGGCGAGCTATCCTGGCGCGCGTGTGACCGGCCACAACGATTATGCAGCCAAGGCGTGCCCGGGCTTTCGCGTGGCGCTGCACCTGGCGGAGATCCTGCCATCGCGCGGCGACACCTTGCGCCAGCCTGCCCCCCGCATCGAGGACGTGCGCACGCTGCAGCTGGCGCTGTCCGGCCTCGGCTATGCGCCCGGCGCCATCGACGGAGATTGGGGGCCGCGCACGCAAGGCGCCGCGACGGCGTTCCTCGCGCGCCATCGCGTCACCCAGATCGCGGCGTCACCCACGGCGCCGCTTTTCGCGGCCGTTCAGGTCGCAACAACCGCGGCGAAAACCGCATGATCGGAGAGCAGAACATGGAAGACGCAAAGCCATTCTGGGCAAGCAAGACCTTGTGGGTCAACGTCATCGCCGCGGCCGCTGTCATCGCGGGCGCGCTTGGGCTGGACCTCGGGCTGGACGCTGACACGCAGGCGCAGCTGGCCGCGGCCGTCGTCATCGTCGCGAACATCGTGCTGCGCCTGGTCACGCGCCAGCCTATCAAGCTCGGCAAGGCGTGATCTATGCGCAGCTTGCGCTGGCGCTGGTGCGGCTCGCGAATGTCTTCGCGGCCCGCGCCCATGACAGCGGCGTCTATGATGCGGGGCGCGCGGCCGAGCTGCTGCGCGCCCATGAACAAGGCGCGGCGCTGGCGCAACGCGCTCGCGCTGTTGCTGGGCGCGTCGCTGATCCAGGCATGCGCGACCAGCTCCGCGACATCACCACGCGCGACGACTGACGCGACAGTCTATGTGGCCGAGGATGGGCGCGAGCTGCTGCCGCTGCGACTGTCTGCCGCCGGCTGGTCAGCGCTCGATGCGGCGGACCCACAAGGCGCGGCAGATGTGGATCGCGTCAACGCGATCGCGATCTGTGTGGCGGGGCTTGGCTTGGTTGATGCGCCGCGCCGCGCAGCGATGTGCGGTGCGGCGGAATGATGGCGCTGCCTTAATCGCCAATCTGTTAAGCTGTTGTTATGCAAGAAAATCTAAGTAACTTTTAATCAGCGGGTCGTGGGTTCGATACCCACCCCGCTCACCAGAAAACGTAAGGGGTCCAAGCGCTTACACGCTGGGCCCGTTTTGCGTTGTCCGACCGTCCGACTGCCTTCCGAGTCGGACAGTCGGACGTGTCGGTCAGGGATGGCTGTGCGCGGTCGCTGGCACTCACAGCAGCGCCAAGACAGCCACGATCCAAAAGCCGCAGCCCAGCACCAGCCCGGGCACCAGCCACCAGCCGCTGCACCAGGAGCGGCGCTGTCTGCGCGGGCGCATCACGCGCCACCCGCCGCGCGCTTGGGCGCGATCGGACGCCGGACTGCATCGACGGCGCGCGTGGCGCCGGCCATCGTCGGCGGGTTGTAGGTCTGCGACAGCCGTGCGTTGCGGTCCGACTGGTTGCCCATGCCGTCGGCGCGGTCACGATCGGACGCGCCGCCTTCGCGAGACCAGTGCGCCCAGCTGCGGCGAAGGTCGCGGAACTGAACATCGATGACGGAAGGGCAAGCGATCGCGGCGGCGTCGCGCACGGCGGCCCACCGCTTGCCAGCCAGATCGTCGCTGAGCGCGACGCCGGTGGCGGCGTCCAAGCACAACGGCGTGGCGTCGGTCGCGGCCAGATCGAGGCGCGCCTGGACCAGCGGGCGCAGCTCGCTGTGAAGTTTGATGGCGCCGGGCGCTTGCGCAGATCCGGTCGCTGCCTTGGACCTGGTGAACCGCCAGACGCCATCGGCCCCGACCTGCCCGGCCGTCGCGGTCAGGATGTCGCGCCGCCGCTGGCCGGTGAACCAGCCGATCGCGATGGCCAGCGCCATGCCGTCGTGCCCGAGCTGCGCGGCGGCGGACAGCAGCGCGTCGAATTCATGCCATTGCACCACGCGATCGCGCGGCGCCGGCGTCGGGATGCGCAGGCGCAGGCATGGGTTCGCCTCTATCCACTCGCGCCGCTCCGCGTAGGACATCAGCAGCGAGAGCTTGCGCATGATCGACTTCGCCTGATAGGCGCCGCGGTCGCGGTGCAGCGCCTCGAACCATTCCACCACGATGCCGCGCCGGAACAGCACGACCTGCCACCCGCCCCACTTCTGATCGATGATGCGAAAGCCCCCGCGATAATCGCGCTGGGTGTCGGGGCTCAACTCCCCCCACGCCGGGGAGGCGGTGAACGCGGCGATCAGGGCCGCCACCGTGCGCGCGCCTCCCGTCGCCGCGGTCGGCGCCACGCCTGCGCGGGACTGAGCCACCAGCTTGTTCAGGCGCGACGCCTCGCGCGCGGACCAGGTGAGGCGCTGCACGTCCAGCTCCACCGCCGCGAACCCCAGCTCGCGCACGGCGGCCTCGGGTTCCCACCAGATCCGCCAACCACCGGCGGCGCGCTGACGCTGGCGCACGCGGGCGGGCGCGTCGGGCATCGGACGCACGGCCATCAGAACGTCGCCTCGGTCCAGCCGTCCGCTCCGAACCGGGCGGCCATGCGCGCGCGCGCGTCAGCCAGAGCCGCGGGCGTGTTGTCCGTGCTGATTGAGGAGAAGCCCGAGCGTGACAACAGCCGCACGCGCGGCGGCTCCGCACCGCCGCCCGCCCAGATCGCGGCATCGACCACGCCCGGCGGCAGCTGATAGCTGCCGATCATGTCGCTGCGCGACTTGCCCTCGACGTGCAGCGCAGCGGCGAAAGCCTCCGAGCGATGCGCGCGCAGCACATCGTTCAGCACGATGCGCGAGATCCTGATCCGCTGCATCGTCAAGCGTCGCGGCTCGCCGCCGTCGAACCGCGCCACCAGCATCGCGGCCACGTCCGAGGTGACATGGCCACGCACGACATCGAACAGCCCGAGCATCTGCGCGACCGTCAAGTCCACGGTGGCGGCGGCCACGTTGGGCATCACCCCGGTCGACAGTTCGGCCAGCGCAGCGGCACGCATCGCCGCCCGCTCATCCCTGAACAGCACGGTCATATCTGCCCCCATGCGTGCGCATCGTTGAGCAGCCCCAGCAGCTGATCGGCGAAGCCTTCGGGCGCGTGATCCGACAGCCGGCACACTTCGAAGCCGGCGACCAAGTGCGGGATGTCGCCATGCAGGCGCTTGAGGGTCGGGCGCCGGATGATGCGCGCGCCATTGGCATGCGGCACCAGCTCAAAGCTGCCGTCGAGATGGGCATGGCTCGATGCTTGCGCGATCATCGCCGCGCCTCCGCCAACATGGCGACGCGCCCGGAGGCGATCAGCGCCGCGTCGATCGGCGGCGCGGGGCGCACCGCGTCGGCGTCGAGCCACGCCACCACCTCGGCCCGTCGCCACCCGTAGGGCAGGCCGCGCCAGGGCAGCGGCGCCGGAAAAGAATGATCGCGCTGGAGATCATCACGGCGGCGCAGGAATTCGCCGGGCGACATTTCCAGCAGCGCGGCGACGGCGCGAGTGGGAACGAATATCGGGTCGGTCATCTGATGTTCCGATGCAAAATCATCCAGGCGAGGGCGCCGCCGCAGATCAGACCCGAGGTCCAGACCATTGCGGCGGCGACGACGAGCGCGGGATCAGGCACAGATCGGCGCCGGCGACTGGCGCGGCGCGGGCAGCGACACCACGTTCGGACCTGCGGCATGGATGGTCCCGGCGCGAGCGCGGATCGAGGCGACGGCGCGGCGGTAGCCGTTCAATTCCTCAAGCAGCTCGGGCAGCGCATGCGCCATATGCTCCGCCGCGACGGGATCGGCGCATTCATCGCGCAGGTCATGGGCGACGGCGATGTAGCGGGACAGCTGGCGATCGGAGACGGGGGGAAGCTGGATCGGACGGGGGAAGGGCATGGCGTGCAAGCTCCATCTGGATGTGCGCCACCGCAGGGTGCGATGTGCGCCGATGGGTTTAAGTTAGTGGTGATTACTGATACATGTCAAGAGGTGAGTATCAAATTTCGATCTTTCGTGATCGAGACGTGCGTCGTAACATTCGCCATGCAGGAAAATCAGCACGACATTTTCACGATATTGATGGCCGAGAAGAGCGCCGCAGAAGCGCGCCTGGCCCAGGCATGGATCGTGCGTGCGCGCGAGCCGAAAAACTTGGAGGCGATCACTGACGCCCGCCATGCCCAATGGGCTGCTGATGCTGCGCAAAGAAAGTTGTCAGAGTTCGGTGAAAGGAGATACCAAGACAATCAAAGATACAAGAAATATTTAGATTACAGCGCAAAACAGCTAACAAATAAAATACTTACATATATTTTAGTGCCTACATTTTTTATTTCAGGCGGCTTGGGGCCATTTTTTTCATTACTGTGGTCAAAAGATTTCCGTGCGTTATCAAGCTTTGCTCTCAACAATGAATTTGCAAACATCGCGCTATTGTTATTCAATTTTGGGTGGGCGCTATTCGTAGTCTGGGGACTGGAGAAGCTTCTGCATCCACCAATCTACGCAAAAATCATCGCCGCCAAGACGCGCGCACCACGCCCTTGATGATGACCCTATCTTGATCGACCACATGCGCCTTCCAATCCCCGGCATCTGGGGAATGTGACACAAGCACCGGCGTTTGGAGCTGGCGCAGCAGTGTCTTGGCTGATCCCTGCGCCCAATCATAGACCTGTGCGATCACCGCATCGCCTGACAGCGCACGATCTGCGGCGCCGGTGTCGACCAAAATGCGGTCGCCGGGAAGATAACCGATCAGCGACAGGGACCTGCCACGAACCTCCCAAACATCAACGCCCGGCTTGCGCCCAAGCGCGTCGGCGATCTGATCATCGCAGGATCGATCCACCCCCACCGCTGGCACCCAGAGGGCGGCGTCGCTGTCCGAAAACCCGGGCGTGAGCTGCTGCGCCTCGCGTGCGTTGGCGATGCCGGCCCTCGCCAGCACCTCCGGCAACGGTTCTTCCAGCGCATCGGCAATCTTACGCGCCTGGTCGAACGTCATGACCTGTCGGCCCGTGTAGAACCGAGACACGGCAGACCGATCGCGACCGATCACATCGCCGAGGTCGATGATCGTCAAACCCTTCGCGCGTGAGCGCGCTTTAAACCAGTGTGCATCCATCTGTGGCAGATGATCGGTAGTCACCGATATAGTAAGATAGAATTTTGAGCTTTTTGATTGACGCCGTGATACTGCCCGCGCAATATCCGCCCCATGACCGATCACCAATCACCAACTGACGTTGTGCTGCGCCTGTTCGGCGGCATCGAGGCGACCGCTGCAGCCTGCGGGATGAAGCCGAAGTCGCCCTATGTCTGGCGTCGCGCTGTCAAGGGCCGCGCGGCGGGCGACCTTCCCAGCGCCAACATCATGCGCAAGCTGCTGGCCCATGCGCGAGCGCATGGCATCCCGCTGACGCCCGAGCATCTGATCTTCGGCGCCAGCGAGAAGGAGCTGGCGCTGCTGGTCGCGTTCGCCGCCCGCCGCGACGCGCAATCTCCCGAGCAGGTGGCGGCATGACCGCCGCCCGCCCCATCCAACACGGCCGGTTCGCATGTCGCGCGTTCCTCCCTGGCGTTGCAGACGCCGGACCGGCCGCGTCCGTGCCCGTATCCTCCCCGGTCGGCACGGCAGCGGCGAGACGCTGGGTCAACATCGTCTCGCCGCGATCCTTTTCCGAGATGGCCGCGCGCGCCCTGGCGCGCCGCCTGCATTCGGTCCGTGAAGCGCTGCGGATCGATTGCACTTGCCCCGGCGCCTTCACCTCGCGTCGGGGTCTTTTCTTTTTGGCGCCCGCATGATCGCGGCTGTCGGGTTCGGTCTGCGCGCGATGTCGTGCGCGTTGAAAGCCCGCGCCAGGTCGATCACGCGGCGCGATGTGAAGGACCTGGACGAGCTGCGTCTTGCCGTGGTCCCCGATCGCGAGGACATCGCCGGCGTGGTCGGGCGGTTCCGCGAGCTGGTCGAGGCCGGCAACCTGCAGAACGCGGCCGATGCGCTGCTGGAAGATCTGCAGGTGATCGCGGAAGCCGCGCAGGAAGACGCCGCGGATCATGCCGCGCGGACGCAAGCGGCGCTTGCGGCTGCAGGCTACGCAGACTGGCAGCAAAGGAGCGACTGCAAATGACACGGACCTATTACGGCGCCAAACGGATCACCGCCTATCCACTCGAAAGGGATGGGCAGCCCGGCTTTAGCACCTACGAGGACGGATATGAATCTTGGTCGCCTCGCGATGTGTTCGAAGCGGCCTATCAGCCGATCGACGCCTTGAGCTTCGGCCATGCGCTCGACGCGCTCAAGGCAGGCGAGAGCGTGGCGCGCGCCGGATGGAACGACAAAGATATGTGGCTGCATTTGCAGCGTCCCGACCGGCATTCGAAAATGTCACTGCCTTATATCTACATGCAGACCGTCACCGGCGATCTGGTCCCATGGCTGGCATCGCAAACCGATATGCTGGCGGATGACTGGCGCGTCATCGAAGCGACGAACCGATGACCGCCACGCCCCCGCCGCTGAGCCCTGCCGATCATGCGTTGATCGCGATCGCGTCCGCCATCGCGGCCGAGCATGCGCCCGAGGTCCAGCTGGTGCGCATGCATCAGCTGGATCTGCAGGATCTGCTGCCGTATGTCACCCGCGCGCACCCGGTGATCCGCGATCTGGCCGCCGCTTGCGATCTGCTGGCGATGATGCCGACGGCCGAGCTGGCGTCGCCGCGATCTGCGGACTGGTCGCGCGCGCGTTGGAAGATCGGCGGCCAAGTGGTGCAGATCCAGCGCGTGCGCGCGGGTCTGGCGCTTGAGCGCTGGCGTGAAGACATGGCGCGGAGCAACGCGGCATGACGCAATCGCTGGAATATCTCAAGCGCGGGCGTGAGCGCGCGACCGAGCCGGAGTTCGTGCAGCTTCTGCGCGACAGCGCCACCTGCGCACAGCAAGGCTTTGGCCCTAGCGGCATGGTCATCCTTCCCGTGCCGTTCGTGCTGGAGCTGGCCGATGAGCTGGAATTCTGGACGGACGAGCTGCAATTGGCACGGGCCAAGCGCGACACGGCAGCTGTCGCGGCGCGCTACGCCAAGACCCGCGTCGTCGCGACCGATCAGGCATGGATGCGGACCGCCTGCCTGTTCATGCTGATAGCGGTGCCGATGTCGGGCTGGTCACAGCTTGGCCGGTGGCTGTTTCCATGACCGCGCGGGCCCGCTTCCCTTCTTTTCAGGAGATCGTGGACGCGCTGCAGGCCCGCCCGCTGGACGTGGCGCAGCGCTATGCGCCGAACGGTCACCTGAACGGCGGGCGCTGGTGGAGCTGCAACCCGGGCCGCGACGACAAGCGGATCGGATCGTTCCACGTCTCGCTGCACGGCGCTTATGCGGGGCGCTGGCGCGATGAGGCGGGCGGAGCGGGCGGCGACATGCTCGACCTGATCCAGCTGGCGCTGGGCTGCGACCGCAAGGGCGCGCTGATCGAGGCGCGCGCCTTCCTCGGCATGGACGCCGAGACGCCGGCGCAGGCCGAGCTGCGCCAGCGTCAGGTCGCCAAGGCCAAGGCGCAAGCCGAGCGCGATGCGCGCGACCATGAAGCGCTGGCCGCCAAGAAGCGCGGCGAGGCTCAAGCGCTGTTCATGCGCTGCGCCGAGCGGATCGAGGACACCCCTGTCGCTGCCTATCTGGCCGGGCGCGGCGTCGGGCTGGACCGTCTGGGCCGCGCACCACGCGCGATCCGATACGCGCCATCGCTCCACTATCGCCACGAGCTGGGCGCCGAGATCGACCGCGCCACCGGCGAGGTGATCCGCGACGCCCAAGTGATCGAAGGCGACTGGCCCTGCATGGTCACGGCCATCGGCGGGCCGGCAGGCAAGGACGGCGTGCCGTTCTGGGGCGTGCATCGCACTTGGCTGGCGCAGCGCCCCGATGGCAGCTGGGGCAAGGCCCCCGTGCCTGTCCCGAAAAAAGTTTACGGAACCAAGAAAGGCGGGTTCATCCGCCTGATCCGCGGCCTGGGCCCGCGCGGCGGCGCCGTGCCGATGTCGCGCGCGCCGCAAGGATCGCGTGCCTACATCGCCGAGGGGATCGAGGACGCGCTGTCGATCGGCGTGATCAACCGCATGACCGGCGAGCCGCGGGACGGAACGCCCTGGTATGCGTTCGCCGCTGTGGATCTGGGCAACATCCGCGAGATCCGGCTGCCCCCGCAATTCACATCGGTGGTGATCATCGCCGACAACGACGCCGGCAAGCCGGAGCGGGCCGCCATCGATCGCGCCGTCGATCGGTTCGCCCGCGAGGGCCGGACCGTCAGCGTCTGGCGCAATCGGTTCGGCGGCAAGGATGCAAACGACGCACTGCGCGCGGCGCTGGATGCTGAGCGCGAGGGAGCCGACGCATGACTGAGAACGCAGACGGGGTGCAACGCCCCACGCTGCGCCTGCTGGGCGCCGAGATGAACGCCGCCCCGCCGCCGCTGCCTGAGCAGCCGCGCGGCGAGGCTGACACCGCGACCAAACCGGGCGAGATTTTCGCCGGATCGCCTGCGCTCGCACTGGGCACGCTGGGCGTGAAATGCTTTTACCTGGACACGCTGGGCCAGCTGATCACCGTGGCGCGGCACGACAAAGATACGATGCGCAAGATCTACGGCGGCAACAGCGCGCTGTTGGAATACCAATTCCCCACCCACAACAAAGAGGGGAACATCAGCGGCTGGAACCAGGAGAAGCTGGCCAGCGCGATGACCCGCGCCTGTTCGCAGAAAGGTGTGTGGAACGCCGAGGAACGTGTGCGCGGCGTCGGGGCCTGGCGCGATGACGACGGCGGGCTCATTCTGCATTGCGGCGGGCGCGTGCTGATCGGCGGCAAGTGGCTGATGCCGGGCGAGCATGACGGCTTCGTCTATCCGGCGTTCGAGCCAATCCCGCGCCCGCTGCCATCATCCGAACTGGACTTCGAGCCGGGCGCCGAGCTGTCGGAGATCCTGCGATCATGGAACTGGGAGCGCGGCGACACCGACGCCTGGCTGATGCTTGGCTGGATCGTCGCGGCGATCTTCGGCGGTGCGCTGAAGTGGCGCCCGATGGTCTGGATCACCGGCGACGCGGCGACCGGCAAGTCGACGCTGCAGGAAATCATGGAACAGGTGATCGGCGGCCATGGCGCGCTGATCCATTCCCCGAATTTAACCGAGCCGAGCATCCGCGCGACGGTCAGGCAGTCGACGATTCCGGTGCTGATCGATGAGGCCGAGCCAGAGCCGGGCAGCAAGCGGCTGGGCGACATCATCCGTCTGGCGCGCGTCGCCGCCAGTGGCGGCCGTGTGTTGCGAGGATCGACAGACCACCAATCGCACAGCTTCACCGTGCGCAACGTGTTCGGGTTCAGCTCCATTCTGCGGCCGCCCATGCTGGATCAGGATCTGTCGCGCCTGGCACTGCTGGAGCTGCTGCCGTTGCCCCGCACGCAATCGCCGCCCAACGTCAGCCCGACGCGGATGCGCAAGGTCGGCCGTGCGCTGCGCACGCGCGTGGTGCAGGGCTGGTCGCGCTATCACGAGACGCTGGAGCTGTATCGCCAGGCGTTGACGCTCGCCGGCCACAACGCGCGCGGCGCGGACCAATTCGGCACGCTGCTGGCGATGGCCGATCTGGTGATGCATGAAGATGCGCCCGGACCCGATCGCCTGACGATGTGGACCGCCAAGCTGACCGCCTCGGACGTGTCCGACCAGCTCGACCGATCGCCCGACTGGGCCCGCTGGCTCAATCACCTGCTGGGCCAGCCGCTGGACGCGCACCGCGGCGGCAGGCGCTACACCGTAGGCAGATGGGTGCTGGCCGCGGCCGGGATATTGCCGGACAACATCGAGCCCGATCGAGCGACGGCCCGTGATCTGCTGCCCGCCTACGGCCTGAAAGTGGAAGGGAAAGGCGATGGCGCGCAGCTGATGGTCGCGAACCGCAACCCCACGCTGGGTCTGTTGCATCGCGACACCCACTGGGCAGACGGCGGCTGGTCGCAGGCGGCCCAGCGTGTGCCAGGGAGCCAAAAGACCAACCCGCTGCGCTTCGAGACGTTGCAGAGCCGGGCGCACGCGATACCGCTCAGCGCGATCCCCGGCCTTTTGGGCAAAGATGATGATGCGCGTCAGCGCCCCGATCAGCCCGTCGATCCGTTCGACCCGAACGCGGGGATCTGAGGCGTGACGATGAAGCCCGCACAGCAGCGCCGGCGCGATCCAACGTCCGCACCCGGACCCAAGGTCGAGAGCCAAAAGACGCAGGCCAGCCTGTTCGCCGATCGCGCGGTGGTTGTGCGCGTGGCGCGGGTTCGGGGGCCAGCTCAGCCGCTACAGCGTAGCGGCACTGTAGCAGGCACTGTAGCGGCATATTATTCATCAATTTCATCGGCTTACATCATGCCGCTACAGCCGCTACAGTGTTTTTCGATTTTACCTCATGTGCGTGTGACGCGGGCACGCACGCGCGCAGGCGCGTCCGCTGTAGTAGTAGTAGCGTTAGTAGTTAAAGAGTTGTTATATATAGATAAAGAGCCGCTACAGAGCCGCTACAAGCCCGCTACAGCGCCCAAAGCCTGTAGCGGCTGGGGCTTCTCCCTCGGCTTCTCCCTCGGCTTCGCCTTCCTCAAGGCGCTGAAAAGCCTAAACAATTCGGGATTGCAGGCATGAGCCGGGCCAAGGTCGCCGCTGACAGCGCCGCGGCGGGGGACGCCGCCGCTGCCGCCGCCGCGGCGGAGGTCGCCGCGCGCCTGGCCGATGCCGCGGCGACGGGCCGCCAGCTCGACCTGCTGGCCGCGCCCGCCTCGCCCGCCCATCCGGCGACGCTGGAGCGCGCCGTGGCCGCTGCCGCCGGGCCCGCCGGGGCCGCGGGTCGCGGTCGGCCTGTCGGGTCCGCCAACAAGCGCGCCAGCCACCTGCGGCGGATGCTGGCGGCCCGTGGGTTCCGCATGCCCGAGGACGCGCTGGCGGAGCTGGCCGGCCTGTCGGATCGATCGGGCCGCACCGGCATCGAGCTGGCGATGGCGCGCGTCGAGCAGATCGAGGAATGGAGCGGCGGCCGTGCCGCGCCGGGCGAGCGTCGGTCGCTGCTGCTTGCGGTGATGCGCGAGCAGCGGCAGGCCGCCGACGCGCTGCTGCCCTACGGCCTGGCGAAGATGACGCCCGACACGACGGTGAACATCGCCGCGGCGCAGATCCTGATGCCCGGCAGCGCCGCGCCTGGCGATGGCGCGCGGGTGATCGACGGCCACGCGGCGTCCGCCTTCGCACCGCCGCCGATGCCCGGCGAAATCCAGCAATATCAACACGTTGCATCCGGTGATCTGGATGACCCGGACGCAGAAAGTCGGACAGAATGATTAAGTCACTGACGAACAAGGGAAAAATCGCATCGGCGCAACTGATCGTAAATCAGTTCGACGCGCCTCGCGCGCAGCTCGCCTGCCCGCACCTGGCGCGCATCGCGCCTCGCGCCTGCCCGCCTGCCCATGCGCGCGATTTTCGCGCGGGCTCGCGCGCCTCGCGCCCGCGCTCGCGCCGCGCACCCGGGGGGGCCGGCCCGCGGCCTGATCACATGCCCCTGCGTCCGACCCCATACGGCTTTTTGGGCGATGCCGAGCAGGCGATGGGCAGGGGGTGATGGGTATGGGTCATATCTCTGACACCGGGAACGGGTCCGGGGCTGAGGACGTGGCGCGGGTTCGCGAAGCGCAGACCGCTGCCGAGGCGATCGCGGAGCTGGACGGCGGCGCCGTCGGCGACATGCCGGACGGCGGCGCGCTGAGCTTCCCCGGTCCGGTGGCGCAGGCGTTCTTTGCGAGCGACGACGCAATCGCCGGCATTCAGGGGCCGGTCGGATCTGGCAAGACCACGACGCTGATCTATTCGCGCATCAGGCGCGCGCGGATGATGCCGCGCAGCACGATCGACGGGGTGCGCCGCTATAAGCTGCTGATCATCCGGCAGACCTATCGCCAGCTCTGGTCGACTACGATCCCGAGCTATCTGGAGACCGTGCCGAAGGCGATGGGCGAATGGTCCGGTGGTCGCGGCGATCCGGTGACGCATCGCGTGGCGTTCGAAGACGAGTTCGGTTTGATCGAATGGATCGCCGAGTTCCTTGCGTTCGGCGACGACATCATCAGCGCCATGCGCGGCGTTCAAGCAACCGACATCTGGCTGAACGAGGCGGACACCGTGCCCGTCGACGTGCTGACTGTCGGCATCGGACGCATCGATCGCCACCCGGCGCGCCCGCACTTCGCGGGATACCCGCCCGAGCAGCGCAGCTATGGCCAGATCGCTTGTGACTTCAACGCGCCGGATGAGGAAAACTGGACCCACCGCGTTTTTCACGACGAGGCCGAGCGGGCCCGCATGGAGGGGCTGCTGTCGGGCGCCGACAGCACCGGCGCAGGCGTGCGCATCGCGTTCTTCCGCCAGCCCGGCGCCCGCCAGCCCGGCGCGGAGAACCTGCACAACCTGTCGCCGGACTATTACCCGCGCCAGATCGCGGCCAACACGGCCGCGGGACGCGGCGACATGATCGCGCGGCTGGTCGACAATGAGGTGACGTTCCTGCGCGCCGGCGATCCGGTGTTCCGGCGCGAGTTCCACCCGCGCATTCACGTCGCCGAGGCGCGGCTGCAGGCCGATCCGCGCTTGCCGCTGCTGATCGGGCTGGATCAGGGGTTCACCGGCGCTGCGGTCATCGCGCAGCGCCGCGCGCCGCGCCATTGGTCGGTGCTGGCCGAGATGATGTTTCCCACCGAGCATTTGATGGCGCGCGTGTTCGGCGAGCGGCTGGCCGATCTGCTGGACACGCGCTTTCCCGGCCATGAGATCGGCGGCGCGTGGGGCGATATGGCTGGCGAGCATGGCGCCAGCCAAGCCGCAGACGAGAATGCGACGTGGAACCGTGTGGTCGGGCAGGCCGCTGGGTTCATCGTGCGGCCGCAGCGCATCGGCTCCAACCGCATCCAGCCGCGGCTGGAGGCGGTGCGCGCGTCGCTCGAATATCTGAATGGTGGCGTGCCCGGGCTGCTGATCTGCCCGAGCTGCCGCTATCTGCGCGCTGGTTTTCAAGCCCGATACGTCTGGTCGGATGAAATCGACAAGACCGGCAACAAGCGCAAGGTGCCGAACAAGGCGATCGTGGAGGCGAACATGATGGACGCGCTGCAGTATCTGCTGCTGAGCCAGGTGAAGGGCAACGGCACGAGCGTGACGGACGCGCCGCGTGGCAGCTCCGCCACCCGCGGCCGTCCGATGGGGGGGGATGCCGGCGGATTGCTGACCGGCTGGAGCGTGACCGACCCCAGCGGCGCGGAGGGCAGGCGATGACCGCCGCCGCGCGCTTCGCGCCGATCCTGCCGCAGCTGCTGACGCGGGCCCGCGCCTGGCGCGATCTGAGCCTGGCGCCGTTCGAGCTGCTGTCGGCGCTGCGCGTGATCGAGGATCTTGACCGGATGGATCGGCTGGAGATCCAGCTGGGCGGCGTTGACCCGACGCCCGACGCGATCCTGCGCCAGTTCGTGCTGCAGGATGCGACGGGCTCGCACCTTCAAATCGTCTGGCGTCACCGACCCGAGGGCGGCGCCGAGCCGTTCGCGATCGTGATGATCGACGAGCTGCTGGCGCGTGGCACCGCATCGGCCGCGCTGATCGCTCGCGATCACGTCAGGTTCGCGGCCCCGCTGCGCCGTCTGGTGGCTGGCCTGCGTGCCGATCTGCCCGGTGCGATGGCGCAGTCCGGGCTGCGCCGTCTGGAGTGCCGTTGCTGGGCCGAGCATCCCACCGCCCCCGGCCTGCTGACCGCGATCGGATTTGCGTTCGAGACGGAGCTGCACGGCTTCGGCTTGTCACAGACGCCGTGGCTGCAATTCGCGCTTGTCCCCGAGAAAGGAAGCTGACCCATGTGCTTTGGAAGCGCCCCCAAGATGACCGCCCCCATCATCGCCGCCCCGGACAACACCGAGGCGAACCGCCAAGGGAGCCTGCAGCGTGCCATGCAACGGATGCGCGCCGGCGCGGCGGCCAATATCCTCACGTCGCCCAGCGGCATCCGCGCCGAGCGGCCAAGCAACCGCCAGCTGGGCGCTGCATGATGGCGATGGTCATGGAGAAAGACCCGCGGGCCATCACGGCCGAGCGCGCCTGGTCGGATCTGAAGGCGGCCAGATCCGACCATGAGCGCGACTGGGAAGAAATCGGGCGGCTGATCCGCCCGCAGCGCCGCGGGTTCATGACCGCCGACGCATCGGACTATCGGGCTGAAAAACCGTTGAACAGCGGCGCGGTCATCGCGAACCAGCATTTCAGCTCGGGGCTGTATGGCACGCTCAACAATCCGGCAAACCGCTGGTTCGGCGTCAGCAGTTCAGACCCGGCGCTGTCGGCGTTCCAGCCGATGAAGGAATGGCTTGATCTGGTGGCGTCGATCATTCGCGCGAGCTTCTCGCCCAGCGTCTCGCCGTTCTACTCCGCCACGACGCAGCTTTATGGCGACCTGTCCGCCCTGGGCAATGGGGCGCAGATCGCCGAGATGCGCGTGGCCGATCGGCGGATCGTGGACCAGACGATCAGCATGGCAGAAGTCTGCTACGACATCGACGCGGACGGTCAGGTGATCGAGGTGATCCGCCGGTTCAAGCTGTCGCCGGTGCAGGCGGCGCATTCCTTCGGCATCGACGTGCTGCCTGAGAAAATGAAGATGCGCGCGCTGGACGGATCACGCGACAAGCAGGTGATCTTTCATCATATCTACAGAAACCGCGATTGGGTGAAGGGCCAGCTCGGGCCGAAGGGCAAGCGCTGGCATTCGATCCACACCAGCCAGGACGAAAGCGCCGTGCTGCGCCACGGCGGTTATGACGACATGCCGATGACGGCGCCGCGCTGGGAAGTCGAGACGGGCGAGAGCTATGGCGTCGGGCCCGGTTGGATCGCTTTGGCGAGCGCGCGCAAAATGGATCTGATGGAGCGGGCCAACCTGCGCGCCGGCCAGCGTGCGGCCGATCCGACGCTGCTGGCCCCGGATCGCGATGTCATGCCCCTGAAGGGCCGCATCCGCCCCGGCGATGTCGTTTATGGCGGCATGGACATAAGCGGGCGCAAGATGCTGGGCACGCTCGACACCTTCACCGGCACCGGCTTGACGCTGGAAATGCAGGCGCAGGCGCTCGATCAGATCCGCGATGCGTTCCACTGGTCGCTGATGAACCTGGCGGGCCGCACCGGGATGACCGCGACCGAGGTGGTCGAGCGGCAGGAGGAAAAGCTGCGGCTGATGGCGCCGCACCTTGGCCGCGTGCAAGAGGAATTTCTAGGACCGAAGATCGCGCAGCGGTTCGCCATGCTGTGGAAGGCGGGCCAGATCCCGCCGCCCCCGCCCGAGGCGGCCGGCGCGGATCTGGTGATCGAATACACCAGCGCCGCGGCGATGGCGGCGAAGTCTGCCGAGGGCGCGGCGACCATGCGCCTGATCGCGGATCTGGCGCCGATGGCGGCGATCAAGCCGCGCGTGATGGACCGGATCAGCGCCGACGATATGGTCGAAGTCCTGGCCGAAGCGCGCGGCGTGCCCGCCCGCCTGCTGGCATCGCGCGAGGAAGCCGACCAGATCGCCAAGGCGCGCGCGGAGCAGGCCCAACAGGCGCAGATGATGGAGGCCGCCAAGGCAGGCGGCGGCATTGCGCGCGACCTGTCAGCGGCAGGCATGGGCGGCGGCCAATGATCTTCGATCGACTGTCGATCCTGTTTCGGGCGCTGATCACGGAGCGCGATGGATCGATCCGCGAGGCGATCCGGCGCACCGTGTCGCGCCGCGCGCGTCGCTGGCGCGCTGCGTTCGCCGCGTCGCCTGATCTGGGCGCCGATCTGCTGGCCATGGGCCGCGTGCTGGCCATGGCCCCGCGCACCAGCGACGACATCCTGTCCGCCACGGTCGAGGAATTGGCCTATGAGGCGGGCCGCCGCGACCTGGCGCTGGAGCTGCTGGCGCTGATGCACGTCAACCGTTTTGAAATCCACTCGATGATGCAGGAGCAACACCATGAAACTGACGATGATGATGATGGCCGCGGGCCTGTGGCGTGAAATCTGCCGCGCCCCAGATAGCGAGGGCGCGGGCGGAGCTGCTGGCACTGGCGAGGCAGACCCGGGCGCAGATGCGGTCGGCGCGGCTGCTGGCACGGGCGCAGCGGGCGGCGACCCCGCGGCGGGCGCACCGGCTGGCGCAGCGGGCGGCGATGGCGCTGCGCCCGCCAAGCCTTGGCACGAGCGGGAGGGCACGCTGACCGGACCCGAGCGCGATTGGCTGCGCGCGCGCGGGATGCTGACAGATGACGCGGCGGCGTTGCTGCCCAAAGCGATCCGCGGGCACATCGCAGCGGAGAAGGCGCTAGGCAAGGGCGCCGACAAGCTGATGGACCGCCCGGCCGAGGGGCAGAAAACCAGCGAATGGATGCGCGCCAATGCCAAGGCGTTCGGCATTCCCGAAGCGCCGGACGGTTACGACATTGCGAAGCCGGATATGCCCGAGGGCATGTCCTGGGACACGGATCTGGAGGGCACGTTCCGCACGCTGGCGCACGAACAGGGGATGACGCCCGACCAGGTGAACGCCAGCGTCGGGCTGTTCGCCGGGCATATGGGCAAGATGTTCAATGTCGCGAACCAAGAGCTGCAGGACGCCACGCAGCAGATGCGCCAAGAGCTTGAGCGCGATTGGGGCGATCAATACGCCGCCAAGATCGCACAGGCGCAGGGCGCGGCGCAGGCGATCGCCACCGAGGCAGGGCTGGACCTTGAGCAGATCCAGTCGATCGGTCAGATGCTGAAACCCAAGATCGGCGACGCTGGGATCATGCGGCTGTTCGCCACCATCGGGGCCAAAATGGGCGATGATGCATTCGTCGGTGGCGCCGGCGCGGTCGGCATGACCACGCCGCAGGAGGCGAAGGCGGAACTGCAGCGGTTCACGGGCCCGGATGGCGATTATGGCAAGGCCTATTCCACCAAGGACCAGAAGCGGATGCGCGAGCTGGAGCCCATGCGCGAGCGGCTGATCAAGCTGGCGACCAGCACCCGCTGATTTGATGGGTTGACACAAGATGTAGGCCCGGACATGAATGTTCCCCATGTCCGGGCACCCGCCACACCAGCGGTCCGGCTGACAGCGGGAACAGACCGCCGCGCCACGCCTGCGATATGGCGAGCCAGGGTCCGGCGTTCCGGGCACCCCTTGCGACAAACCCTCTGTTTTGGTTTTTTGTCGAAAGGGAATGCCCATGGCCTTCGACACCCGCGTGGAAGCGTCCCACCAGCTCGGCCTGTCCGATGCGGTCAGCATGGCGCTGCAGCAATTCGGCTCCAAGCTGCGCCAGTATGTGACCGAAAAGCCCGCAAGCGGCGAAGCGATCCCGGCGTCCGATCTGATCAGCCCTGTGAACTATCAGCGCGGCAGCGGCCGGCGCCGCAGCAACATCGAGAACCCGGCGGCCCGCGAGCGCCGCTGGCTGGAATACAAAGACCCGATCGAGACTGGCCAGTATCTCGACAAGGAGGACGTGTTCCGCTCCGCGATGAACCCGACCTCGGAGCTGATCGCCACGCACACCGCCGCGATCGGGCGCGGGATCGATGACATCATCCTTGGCCTTGACATCAACGGCACCGTGACGGACGGCGGCATCCTCGGCAGGGTGATGACCGGCAAGCGGCTGTCTGGTTCCAGCGTCCTGCCCGCCGCGAACACCGTCGTTCACGGCAGCGCCGGCTTGACGCTGGCCAAGCTGCGCGCGGTGCGCAAAGCCTTGGCCCTGGCCGAGAACGACATGGACCGCGCGATGCCGGTCATGGCGATCGGCGCGGAGCAGGCCGACGACCTGATCGGCTTGGCCAGCGCGACCGCTTCATCGCTCAACCCGTTCGAGCTGCAGCAGCTGGAGAGCGGCAAGATCACCCAGCTGATGGGCTTCAAGTTCGTGGAGATCCAGCGCCTGCCGCTTTCGGGCACCACCCGCACCTGTCCGGTCTGGCTGCCCGAGATGGTCATGCTGGGCGTTTGGCAGGATGTCGTGTCCGGCATGTGGAACGACACCGCGGCCCGCAACACGCCGTATATGAATATCGATTGCTATATGGACTGCGCGCGCAAGCAGGACGGCGGCGTATTCGCGATCGAATGCACCGAGTGATGCGGCGGGCCGGCTGACCCCGGCCCGACCCTTTCCCCCCCCTTGTTTCAGGAGCCGCGACCATGGCTGTCGTCAACCGCAAATCCAACTTGTTCCGGGATGCCGCCGCGCTTGGCGCCATCCCGATGCCCAATGCGCTGCGCGGCGTTGTGCGCCACGCCGTCGGCAGCGTCGCCAACGTCGCGGGCGATAGCGACAACTCGTCGTATCTGCTGGCGAGCGTGCCGAGCCACGCGATCATGCATCCGAACACGTTGTTCGATGTTGAAAACTGGGGGTTCGCTCAGGCGGTGATCGGATCGAAGGCGATCCAGGATCAGATCCTCGACGTGGCGATCAGCGCGGCGACCACGCAATCGCCCTTTGCTTTCGGCGATGCCAACCACGGCAAGGAGCTGTGGGATGTGCTGGGCATGGCGGCCGATCCGGGCGGCACGATCGAGATCTATGCGCACGCCGAGGCGAACGCAACCGGCGCCGGGACCATGCCGTTCTGCATCGCCTGGATCGATAACGCCTGATCGACATCTGACCGATGGCCGGGGCTGCAAGGCCCCGGCAGTTCCCACCCGGTGGAGATACCCATGACCCAAGCCATCGCCGCCAGCACCATCGCGCAGCAAGCCTTTCGCTATATGGAGGCGTCGCCGCTGGGATCGTTTGGCGATGAAAGCGCCGAGGCCCGCGCCGCCCGAACGCAGTATCCCATCGCAATCAGTGGCGCGCTGCGCCGTGCCGACTGGTCGTTCGCGTCCAAGCTGCTGTCGCTGCCCCAGATCACGCCCGACACCGTGGATCTGGCGCTGGTCTACACCTACCGCCTGCCGCCCGAAGTTCTCGCGCTGCGCGAAGTGCGACCCGAGCTGACCGCCTGGCGCATCGACGGACGGCTGCTGCGCGCGGACGAGCCCGGGCCCCTGACCGTTCGCGCGACCGTGACCGTCGACAAGGAAACGGATCTGCCCGGCGAGTTTCAGGATGTCGTGGCGCTGCTGCTGGCCGCCGCGCTGTCGCCAAACTTCGCCAGCTCGGCAAATCGCGCCGCCATGCTGCGCGATCAGGCGGAGGTGGCGCACCGCGTCGCGCTGCGCGCCGATCGTGCGCAGGCTTCGGCGGTGCGCTGGGATGGCCGCGACGAGCCGTTCGCCGATTGGGTGGATATGGCGACGCGATGACCAGATCCGCCCCAACGCAGCGCAGCTTTTCGTCGGGCGAAGTCTCGCCGCTTCTGGCTGGCCGCACCGATTACCAGCGCCACCAGACCGGCCTCGCCACCTGCCGGGGCTTCCTGCCGCTGGTCGAGGGCGGGTTCACGCGCGCGCCTGGCACGTCCTATCTGGGCCGGACCCGCGGCGATGCCGCCGCTGTGTTGGTGGCGTTTGAATTCTCCGCCGAGGATGCCGTGACGCTGGAATTCACCGCTGGTTACATGCGCGTTTGGCGCTATGGCTCGCTTGTGATGGACGGCGCGTCTCCCTTCGAGCTGGTGATCCCCTATGATCTGGCTGCGATCCGTCGCCTCAAGTATGTGCAAAGCGCCGACGTGATTTTTCTGGTCGACGGCGAGCGCCCGCCGCAAAAGCTCAGCCGGTTTGCGCTGGACAACTGGACGATCGCGGCGACCGTATTTGATGGCGGCCCGTTTCGCGCTTGGAACCTGGACGAAGACATCACCATCGTCGCCAGCGCCGCCACCGGAACCGTGACCCTCACCGCGAGCGGCGGCGATGTGTTCCTCGCCGGCTACGTTGGCGGGCTGTTTGCGCTGCGCGTCGACAACTGGGACGACACGCCGATCTGGACGGGCAACACCACGATCGCGACCAACGCACAAATGCGATACGACGGCCGGGTCTACAGGCGATCCGACGACGACAGCGTGAGCGGCGCCCCTACGTCCACCGGCGTGAACGCCCCGGTCCACACGTCGGGCCGCCAACTGTCCGAGAAGGGCGGCATCACCTGGGAATTCGTCAGCACCGACACCGGATTGATGCGGATCACCGCCGTGGCATCGGCCACTTCGGCGACGGCCGTGGTGGTCGATCGCATCCCCGGCGAGCTGGTGACAGGCGACGGTGCATGGACTTGGGCCGCCGCTGCATGGTCGGCAGAATATGGCTGGCCCGCCGCCATCGCGCTGCATGATCAGCGGCTGGTCTTCGCCGCCACGCCCGGCGAGCCGCGCACGATCTGGGCATCTGCGATCGGCGCGTTCCAAGACTTCACTTTAGGCACCGACGCAGACCTGGCATTCGCTTACACCATCGCCGCGAAACGTGGGATCAACCGCATCCTGTGGCTGGAGAGCGGCGCGAAAGGTTTGGCGATCGGTGCGCTGGGGGAGCTTCAAGCCGCGCGCAGCACCGTCCAAGGCGAGGGGTTCAGCGCGACGACTGCTGGGTTCGACGTTGTGTCGAGCGTCGGCGTCTACGATGCGCAGCCCGTCAGCCCGGACGGCTATCCAATTTTCATCAGCCGAGATCGTGGCCGCATCCTTGAATTGAAATATTCGTTGACCGAAGACAAGGTTTCGCCGCGCGAGCTGTCCATGCCCGCGCGGCATCTCGGCGCTGGAAAGTTTGCTGGCATCGTCTGGCAATCGGCCCCGGTCCGCATCGGCTGGCTGTGGCGCGAGACTGGCGATCTGGTGGCGATGATCTATGAGCCGGACGAGGACGTGCTGGGATGGGCGACCATGCCGGTCGCGGGCGGCGTGGTCGAGAACGTGTCCGTCTCTGCGGCCGCCGGTGGCGGCGACGATGCCGTGACATTGGTGGTCGCGCGCACCATTGGCGGCGAGGCCCGGCGCCACGTCGAGCAGATGGCCCCGTTCTGGGGGCTGCTGACCGGCGCCACTGACATCGCAGAAGCGGAACACCTTTATGCGGCTGTCGTGGCCACGCCTGCAGCGCCGGCCGCCACATTCAGCGGACTGGATCACCTGAATGGTCAAGCGGTTTTAGCTTGGACGGATCTTGGTCAGTTCGGCCCGCTGACTGTGGCGGGCGGGTCCATCACTTTGTCGCAGCCAGTGTCGCGCGCTGTGATCGGGCTGCACCTGGACGAGCAGCGCGTGCGCACCTTGCCGCTTTATGCCGCCGTGAGAGATGGCGACCCGATGGGGCGCAAAGTGCAGACGCGCCGCCAAGGCGTTTATCTGAACGACACGGCAGCCTATCGCATCCGCGGCGTTCAAAAGGAATGGGGCAAGCCCGAGGTGATGACGGACTGGCGCACGCGATCGGGCGCGGATGTGCCCGGCGATCTGACCGTCGGATATTCTGGGGTTGATGATCCGAACGTGGCGATCGGCTGGTCGCTGACGAACGCGCTTGAGTTCGCCCCGGTCGGAGCTGCGCCGATGACCGTGCTGTCATTAACCCCCATTGTGGAGGCGTCCGGCTAATGTGCTTCCCCGTCCTCGCGGCGGCCGTGCCCGCCGCCGCCGCCGCTGGCACCGCCGCCGCCGCCACCGCCGCCACGACTGCAGCAGTCACCGCCGCCGCTGCCAGCCTTGCGGCCGGTGGCGCGGCTGTCGGAACGGCCACGTCTATCTCAGCCGCGGCACTTGCCGGCGCGTCCGCCGCATCGGCTGGGATGACGCTGGGATCTTTCGCGATGACGGCCGGCACCGTCGCCAGCTTGGGCGGCACGCTTTACAGCGCGATCAATGCCAGCCAGCAGCAGCGCGCCGCCGCGGCTGCGCAAGAGCAGCAGGCAGCGGGCGCGCGCGCGATGGGCCAGGTCGAGGATCGGCGCACCCGCCAAGCGATGCGATCCGAGATCGGCCGGATGATGGCGCAGATGGCAGCGAACGGCGTGCTGCTCGACAGCCCGTCCGCTTTGGCATTGGGCGAGAAGGCCGCGCGCGAAATGTCCTTCGCCTCTCAATCGGCGCGCAGCGTCAGCGGCGCGCGCGTCGCCACCCTGTCCGCCTCGGCCCGCCAATCAAGAGCGCTGGCCACATCGTCGCTGATCGCGGGCGGCGTTGGCGCGGCGGGCGCCGTGCTGACCGACGCGCCGGATCTGTGGCCGGCGCTGGCAGATAAAAAGGTATTCGGCTGATGGCGCGGATCGAAATACCGCGCGCGCCTCTTGCGGGCGGCGCCTTGGCGCAAGCGCCGCAGCCGGTCGACAACGGCATCGGCCGCGCTGTTGCAAATCTAGGCCAGCAGCTGCACGCGGGCGGCGTCGCGCTGGAGACCAACCGGCTGTCGCGTGATCTGGGCCGCGCCCGCGTCGACATCGCGAACACTCTTTCGATCGCCCGCCTTGAGACGCAAAAGCTCAGCGACCCCGATGCGATCGACACCGGCTGGCGCGATAGCCTGACCCAGCTGCGCGCCGACACGCTTGGCAAGGTGGACCCGCAGAACAGCGAAGCCGCGGGGCTGGCATTTGACGAGCTGGCCGGACGCCACAGTCTGGCCGTAGGTCAGCGCGCGATCCAGCTGCGCGAGGCGCAAGGCTTGGGCTTGCTTGTGGAACACGCGAATGCGCTGGCCACATCGCCGGGCATTGGCAACCGCGAGGAACGGGCGACGCTGCTGGGCCAGTTCGCCGATCAAGTGATGGACGCTGTTGACGCCGGGATCATTACCCCGGCGCAAGCACAGGACCGGATACAGCGGCAAAGCCAGACGATGGGCGAAGCCGCCGCCATCCGCATGCTGTCCGAAGATCCCGACAGGCTGCTGGCAAGCATCGACAGCGGCGAGCTGCCCGAGCTGGCCGCCGACACGCGCGAGCGCTATCGCCGCGGCGCCGTCACCGAGATTGACCGACGCACCGCCGCGGGCCTTCGCGCTGACGAGATGGCCGCCACCCGCCGCATCGCGGAGCAGGGCAAGCAGCTGTCTGCGCTGACTGCAATCGCCCGAACCGGCCGGAGCATGGACGGCCAGACCGCGCTCCTGGCCGACCCTGCGATGCAGAGCCACCCAAGCTATGCCGAGGCAGTCGCTGCGGTGGAGCTGAACCAAGCGCTGCCCGGCTTTGCGGCGATGACGCCTGACGAGCAAGGGGCGCTGATCGAGACAGAGCGCGCCAAAACCGTGACCAGCGCATTCGAGACCCGAGCGCTGACTGCGATGGAAGCGATCAACGAGGCCACCGTGCGCCAGCAGGCCGCCCTGGCGCGCGCTGGCGCCACCGAGCTGAACGCCCAGCTTGCCGATGCGGCGACGCTTGCTTCGGCGGGCCGCCAAGTCGCCGACGAAGATAAGCTGCTGGCCAATCCCGCCGCCAAGGATCTGCCAAACTATGCCGCGCTTGTCGAAGGCGTGGCGCTGCGCGGGCAGCTGCCCGGCTTTGCATCGCAGACCCCCGCCGAGCAGGCGGCGCAAATCCAAGCGGAAGCCGCGCGGCCCATCGCGTCGCGCTTTGAGAACGATCGCCTGGTCGCGATGGAAGCGGCGCGCGCCGCGACCGTCCGAGGCTGGCGCAGCGACCCGATCGCGCAGGCCGCCGCGCTGGATCTGGGAGTTGCGGCAGCGCTGCCCGCCGATCTGTCGGACCCCGCGGCATGGGCCACGGCATTCGCCGCGCGCCGCGACTTCGGCGCGTCGCTGGTGGCGCGCGGCTACATCGCCGCGCCGGTGTTCTTCACCACTGCCGAGCGTGACCAGCTCAAGGCCGCCGTCGCCCCGGGCCAAGACGCCCGCGTTCGGGCCGGGCTGGCGTCGGCGCTGGCCGAAGGCTTCGGCCCTGATGCGCCGCGCGCGCTGGCCGGGATCAGTGATGACCCGGTGTTCAGAAACATTGGCGGGCTGTTGGCCGCGGGCGGGCGCCCTGACGTGGCGCTGTCCGCGTTCAGCGGTCAGACCGCGATCGAGGCCGGCACTGTGACGCTGCCCGCCGCGGCCATGCGCCAGACGCTGATGTTCGCGGCGACCGGCGCGCTGCTGGCGGAGACGTTCCCTGACGATGCCGCGGCCCAGGTCGAGATCCTGAAAACCGCCGACGCGATCTATGCGTCGCGAGCGCAAGGCTTGAACCCCAAGGACGAGCCCGAAAACGCTGGCGAGATCTGGACCGCCGCCCTGCAAACTGCAATGGGCGCCGGCGTCGACGCGCAAGGCAAGCCGACCGGCGGTGTGCATGAGGTCAATGGGCGCCAGACATGGGTTCCGATGGGCGTGGCTGTCACCGACTTCGAGCGGGTGCTGGACGATGCCGCGGATCTGCTGTTACCGCCAATTCCGTTCTCCAGCACCAGCCGGGCGGCGTTCGGTGATGCCGTGGTGCAACCCCCAGTCTTCGACGCATGGACCGCGGCGGCGATGTCCGGCGGCAGCCCGATGTTCGGCGGCGTGCCGCTGTCGCCGCAAGCTGCGAGGCGCACCAGCCTGATCGCCATCGGCGACGGCGTGTATCGTGTCGAGGTGAAGACCGGCCGCACCTATCAGACCGTGACCGACAGCGCCGACCCGACCGGCGCCACGCATTTCGTGATCAGCTATGATCAGCTGCGCGGCGCTGTCGAGCAAGCGCGGCGGGCCCGCCGATGACCTTCAAGCTGCAAGTGCCCCAGCGCATCCCGCGCACCAACCCTGCCCCGCGCCCCGCCGCAAGTTTTGGGGAGGTTATCGGCGCGGCCTACGACAATGAAATGATCGACGCCGACATCCGCGACTATGGCCAGCAGGTCGAGCGCCGCATCCTGACCGACATCGCCGATCGTCTGGGCTCCGAGGCGCCGGAGCAACCGATGGGCCAGCCAATCCCCGGCGGGACCATCGGCCTGATCGCCGGTCTGGTGCTGGATCAGGGCGCGCCGGGCGTCTACTTCCCCGCCGATCGGCGTGCCGATCTGCTGCGCCGCGCCGCGATCGCGGAGCAGCGCAACCCCGCGGCTTGGGCGGATCTGCCGACCAGCGATGCCGCTGTGCAGGCCGAGAGCGTGCGGCGCCGCCAAGCCGAGGCGCGCGACAATCTCGACACCCTGTCAATGGGCGGCGACGGCATCGGTCAGATGGGCGCCGAAATCATTGGCGCCATGGGCGCCACGATCACCGACCCCTTGCTGCAGCCCCTGCTGCTTGCGGGCGCTGGCGCGGGCGGACTGGCGCGCACGATGGCGATCGAGGGCGGACTGGGCGCGACGTTCGAGGTGGCCAAGCTGCCCGATCGCGCGCGCGTGGCGCAGGAGCTGGGTCGCCCCGATCTGACGCTGGGCGACATGGCCACGCGCGTCGCGATCGGCGCAGGGTTCGGCGCAGGCTTCGGCGCATTGATCCATGGCGCGCAGCGTGGCGCCGCTTACATCGCAGGCCGCCGGACACATACGCGCGACACCGCCCCGCCAGGCGTTGAGGCAGGCGATCATGGCGCGGCCGTCGACGCAGCCGAGGAAGCGCTGCGCAACGGCCAAAGCGTGCCGCCGCCGAGCCCGGTTGTCGATCAGGCCGACATCGCCCGCGTCACGGGAAAGATCATCGGCGTGGAAAGCGGCGGACGGGCTGCCGCGCAGAACCCCAATTCAACGGCCGGCGGTTTGGGCCAGATCATCGACAGCACTTGGCTGGAGCTGATCGGACGCCACCGCCCCGACCTGGCGCAGACCAAGACCCGCGCCGAGCTGCTGGCCATGAAGGGCGACGGGCCGCTGAACCGTTCGATGACCGAGGCATATACGGGCGAGAACGTCGCCGCGCTGAATGCCGCGCAGATCCCGGCGACTGATGGGAACGTCTACCTATCGCACTTCCTCGGGCCCGGTGGCGCGCGCGTCGCGCTGCTTGCAGATCCCGACGCGCCGATCAGCGCGGTGATGAGCGCCGGCGCGATCGAGGCGAACAAAAGCCTGACCTATGCCGGGCGTGCGATCCAGCACTGGACCGTCCGCGATCTGCGCCGCTGGTCCGAGGTGAAGATGGGCCAAGCCGTCGACCCCGGCGATGCCTACACCGCCGCGACGCGGCGTGGCTACACATCGGGCAGCGAAGTGGTGACGCCGGCCGGCACGCGCGTGACTGTCGAATATGAGATTGTCGATCTGGACACGCTGATCCTGGCGAGCGGCGACCGTCAGCCACGCGACCGATCGCGCGCCGCCCCGACCGCCAAGGTGGCGGAGCGCGCCGCGGCGCTGGACCCGGCGCAGCTGCTGCCGTCACCGCTGGCCGGATCGGGCCCGCCGATCGTGGGCGCCGACAACATCATCGACAGCGGCAACGGCCGCGTGATGTCGATCATTCATGCCGCTGACAATTTTGGGGACCGCTACAGCGCCTACCTGGACGGATTGCGTGCGGCAGGGTTCGAGATCCCCGCCGGCATGAACCGCCCGGTCCTGATCGCGCGGCGCACCACTGATCTGCCCCCCGATGAGCTGCGCCGCTTCGTGAGAGAGGCGAACGACGATGTGGTCGAGCGGCTGTCGCCATCCGAGCAGGCGCGCACCGACGCCACCGCGTTGACACCCGAGACGCTGGGCCTGTTCGACCCGGAGGCGCCCAGCATCGGATCGCCCGAGAACCGCGCGTTCCTAAGCCGCGTGGTCGCAGGTCTGCCGGCCAGCCAGCAGGGATCTGTGATGGACAGCGTGGGCCGCCTGACACCGGCGGGCGCCACGCGCATTCAAGGCGCCATGCTGGCCCAGGCGTTCGACGCGCCCGATCTGATCGAGGCGGCGACCGAGGCCGCAGGCGCCGAGATCAAATCGCTGTTGGACGCGCTGACCGACGTGGCCCCCGCCTGGGCGCAGATGCGCGCCGAGGCGGCCGCGGGCCGCGGATCGCCTGACTTCGACATCACGTCGCAAGTGGTCGAGGCGGTGCGCCTGATCCGCGACGCGCGCGCCATCGCGGTGCGCGATGGCGTGCCGGTGCGTGCGGCCATCGCTGACGCGCTGGCGCAGGGGGATATGTTTTCGGGCGGCGTCAACCCGATCACGGCGCGGCTGGTCGGCATCGCCTATCGCGACGGGCGGGCCCAGTCGCGCGACGCGGTGGCGGGCGCGCTGCGCAGCTATGTCACCGAGGCGCAGCAGATCGGTGGCGGTGGCGGTGGCGGCCTGCTTGACGACATCGCGCCAGCATCGCCTCTCGATGTGCTGGACGGCGTGCGCGCGCGCGCTGACAGATCCGCGCCCCCGCCGCCGCGCGAAGGCGAACCCGCCGCTGCGGAGCCCGTGGGCCCCGCAGGCGTTTCGGTCATCGATGTGGAGGGCGCCGACGGCCGGCTGTTTGCAGAGGGCGCGACATCGCCCGCCGCGCAGGCCGGTGCGGATCAGGCCGAGGCGTCGCTGCGCGCACGCTTGGACGCCGCGCCAGGCGATGGCCCGCCCGCCGCCACCGCCGCGCCAGCCGATGGCCCGCCCGCGCCCGCCGCGCCGCAGGGCCCTTGGACGCGCACCGATGCCAAGCCGCCCGCTGACGATGGTGCGGCGGCGATCCTGAACGCTGGAGATTTTGAGATCGAGCCCGGCGTGACCGCTTCGCAGGTGCTGAACGATTTGGCGGATGATGCCGAGTTCATGGACATCGTGAACCTGTGCGGCCTCGGAGGTGTGAAAAATGGCTGATCTTCGCGACTGCCTGCAGACGGCCATGGACGCGCAAGAGGTGAACATCACCCGCGCCCGTGCGACGCAGGAGCTGATGAACGAGCTGGTCGAGCGCTACAGCACAACCATGCCACCCGCCGCCGCGCAGGCGGCCGCAGAGGTGGACGTGCGCAAGATCCTGAAAGAAAGCGCGATGCGCCGCCGCCATGTGGTGCTGAACCAGCTGACCCGGATGCGCGCGAACGCGGACATGATCGCGCGCAGCGACAACCCGGCGGGCACGATCAAGTCGCTGCTGGAATATGCCGAGGGCCGCAAAGACGCGGTGCTGTCGGTAAGATCGCGCAAAGACGGATTGCGCCGCCAGTTCCTCGGAATGCTGCGCGGCATCTTGAAACAGCACGGCCGCAACATTTTCGGCGAGGTGCGCAACAAATCGGCGCTGAAGAACATCGTGCGCGAGCTGCACGGCGAGACAACCGGCGACACCGCGGCGGCGCAGCTGGCCGATGCGTGGCGCCAGACGGCCGAGCGCGCGCGCGTCCTGTTCAACAGCTTCGGCGGCGACATCGGCAAGCTCGACGACTGGGGTCTGCCGCACACGCACAACGCGCGCCGGATCAGGAACGCAGGGTTCGACGCCTGGCGCAACGCGATCGACCCGGCGCTGGACTGGTCGCGGATCGTGGACCGCACCACCGACCAGCCGTTCGCCGCCACGCCCGGCGCTGCGCCGAACCCCGCCGCATCGGGCCGGCTGCTGCGCGACATTTACGATCAACTTACGACAGACGGCTGGAGCGATCGCATTCCGTCAATGGCAGCCGGCATGGGCGGCAAGGCGATGTATAACCGCCACGCCGAGGCGCGGCTGCTGCACTTCAAAAACGCCGACGCTTGGCTGGCCTACAACACGGAGTTCGGGGCGACCAATCCGTTTGACGCGATGGTCAGCCACATCGAGGGCATGAGCCGCGACATCGCGCTGATGCAAGTGCTGGGGCCCAACCCGGGCGCAGGCCTAGAGCATATGATCCAGACCGCCACCAAGCGCGCGGCGCTGGCGAACGACGAGCCGATGAAATCCGCGGTCAGCAACGCGGGCAAGCGCGCGCAGCACATGCTCGCGCAGCTGGACGGCAAGGCAAGCGCCGCCGAGAACGAGGGGGTCGCGCGGTTCCTCGCGGGCACGCGCGCCGTGTTGGCCGCCGCCCAGCTCGGCTCGGCGATCCTGTCATCGTCCACCGATCTGTTCACGGTCGCGATGGCGGCCAAGTCGGTCGGCATGAACCCGGGCAATGTGCTGAGCCAGACCGTCCGCCTGATGGCGAGCAAGGGCGAGCGCGAGATGGCCGCATCGATGGGCTATGTCGCCGACACGCTGGCCGACACCGCGGCGGGCGCGGCGCGCTATTATAACGATGTGTTCGGCGCTGAGATCACCGACCGCCTGGTCGGCTTTGTGATGCGGGCGCAGGGCTTGTCGTTCTGGACCGACATGCACCGCCTGTCGGTGCAGCTGAGCTTTGCCGCCGAGCTGGGCCGCCATGCCGGCCAGCCAATGAACGCGCTCCCTGAGCGGCTGTCGGCGCTGCTGCGATCGCGCGGCATGACCGACGCGGACTGGATCGCGCTGTCCGATCCGGCGCTGATGTTCCGCCCGCGCCAGGGCGCGGTGTTCCTGTCGCCGCAGCACTGGCGCAGCGAAGCGCTGGCGCGCGGAATGGACACGGCGCGCGTCGAAAACCTGTCGCTGAACCTGCAGTCGATCATCGAGGAACAGCTGGAGCTGGCCGTGCCCACCCGATCGGTCGAGGCGTCAGCGGCGCTCTACGGCGGGACAAGGCCGGGCAGCTTTTTTGGCGAGGTGGCGCGATCGGGGCTCGCCTATAAATCCTACCCGATGGCTCTGGCGGTCGGACAATATCGCCGAATGATGGCACGCCCAACGCCGCTGGCGCGGGCGCAATATGGCGCGACGTTCTTGGCTGGCACGACGATGCTGGGTGCGCTGAGCGTTCAGCTGAAAGAAATGGCCAAGGGAAACGATCCGCGCCCGATGACCGACAGCAAATTCTGGGGCGCTGCCTTTTTCCAAGGTGGCGGCCTCGGCATTTTCGGCGACTTCCTCAAGGCGGAAACCAGCCGCACAGGTGGCGGGTTCTCCGAAACGCTGACGGGGCCCGTGGTCGGCTTGGCCGGCGATCTTGCGCGCGCGGTTCAATCGAACGTGGTGCGCGTCGGCCAAGGCAAAGACCCGCTGATCGGGCGCGACGTGGTAAACGTCTTTAGGCGCTACACCCCGGGCACATCGATTTTCTACGCACGCACCGCGCTCGACCGCCTGGTCTGGGACCAGCTGCAGGATCTGTTGGACCCGGAGGCACAGACGCAATGGCGCCGCCAAGAAAAGAAGCAGCGGCGTGATCAGGGCAGCGGCAGCTGGTGGCGGCGTGGCGAGTTGACGCCGCGCCGCGGCCCTGACCTTTCCAACAGCGCGGGAGCGAACCGATGACAACTGAAACCTATCAGCAGCCCGAAGTCGCGACCGTCCAAGGCGCGGGGCCGTATACCATCCCGCACGAATACCACGCCGCCAGCGAGATCAGCGTGACCGTGACCGTCGCGACCGTGAAAACGACGCTGACGCAGGCGACCGAATACACTGTCGCGCCGGCCGCCGATGCAACCGCCGGCGCTGTCACGCTGACCGCCGCCACCGCGGCGCAATATGCGGGCGCCGAGCTGCGGATCATTCGCCGCACTGTGAACGAACAGGGCTATGCCGCGCAGGGCGGCGAGCGCGAGGCAGGGCTGGAGGTGCAGCTGGACCGCCAGACGCGCGGCATCCAAGATCTGGCGCGCGACGTGTCAGCTCTGGAAGATGCGTCTGCGCGATCGCTGCGCATGCCATCCAGCGACCCGGTGATCGCCGCGCTGCCCGTCGCCAGCGCGCGCGCGAACCGGATACAAGCCTACGACGTGACGGGCGCGCCCATGCTCTACAACCCCGCGATCGCGCTGACCGTGTCGGACGCTGGCATTCCGGTGTTCGGCACCGCGCTGGCCGCTGGGCTGGCGACCGTGCGAGCCGGGCCCGCCGGGCCCGCCGCGATCGTGCTGCTGGGCATGTATGCGCCCGGCGATGGCGGGCTGATGTTGATGGTGCGGCGCGCATCGGAGCCGTCGCACCTGGCGAAGCTCCAGACCGCAGACGGCCAATGGTGGGAGACGATCGAACCCGGGCCGCTGCCTCAGCACTTTGGCGCGCGCTGGGATGGCACGACCGACGACACCGCCGCGATCAACGCCTGGGCGGCGTATCTGCGCGCGACGAACCGAAGCGGACGACTGCCTCCCGGCACGGCTTACTGCGCGGGGACGCTCTACCTCGGCAGCGTCAAGATCGTCGGAGCTGGCGGCCCAGCAAATGCCGCCGCTTTTACGAGCAAGACGGTGATCAAGTCGAACGGCAATCCGATGATTTCGATGTCAGACAGCGCCACGTCGATCGCAAATTATTTCCTGACGCATTGGCAAGACTTCACCGTGCTTGCCGCGGGCGGAGCAGTGGCAACGATTAATCTGTGGGACTATCTGAATTACCCTTACCAAGTGGGCGTCTGGACCGGGCGCAACCATAATTTTATGATGCGGACGACCGACACCGGCGGATCTGGCGAGGCGGACCAGGAAGAAACCGGGCAAGTCGGTGGATCGGGCGGGCTCACCATGCTGAACATGTGCGTCCAAGACGCCTCGGGCTGGGGCGTTTACGCCTACAAGCTGTGGGGTAAGTCGCTAAAACACAACGTGTTCACGCGCCGCTGTGGCGGCGTCGCGGCCTTTACGCTGTCGAATGATCGGTTCGGGGGCGCTTATAACTTCGCGTCGGCATGTGTGGACTTTCGCGTCGGGGCGATACACGCCTATAATGCCGGCTATGCCAACTCCGACCACGACTATCGCGGCACTGGCATTCGCATCGGCGGATATAAAACCGTTGTCGAGGGGCTGGACCGCCTAGCCCAGAACGGCACCAATCAGCTTTTCGACGCGATCCACCTGGAGCGGTTCCGCATCCCGCTGGAGATCAACAACACCGGCGACGTGCAGATCGGCGGCGGCAGCATAAGCGGGCCGCCCGCGTTGCATGGCACTTATGGCAAGGTCTATATCGGCCACGGCAGCAACCGAGGCAACGACGTGCAGGGGTCTATCGGGCCGCTCAAGTGCTTTAACGTCGATCGTGTTTTCGTGATGCAGCCGGGCTTTGACCTTGGCGGACTGGTCAATCGCGAGGTCGACCTTGAAATGCAGATCCACACTTGGGTCGGCGTGAAATGGTCCAGCACCGGGGCGGACACCTACGGCATGGGTTTGACTGGGCAAAACGTCAAGCTGGTCCCGCGCTACGATCCGGCGGACATGCCTGGTGGCATCGGCTCGCGCGGGGCTTTCCAAGTGCAGCCATTCTTCAACACCGCGTTCAAGCCGGGCACGGACTGCGCCAACCTTCTGCGCCAGTTCGCGCGCGGCGGGGGGGATTTGGAAACCTGGACGCACGATGGCACCGGCACCGCGACGGCCGGCGCGCGCTTCATGGGATCGACCGCTGGTGGCGCCAAGATCCACCACGATGCGATCGACACGACGGCCAAGGTGCTTGTGCCTGGCGAGATCATGACGCTGCAGGTCTGGGCCGAGCTTGCCGGAACCAACGCGCTCAGCAACTTGACGTTCGGGCTTGCGGATCTGACCGGCACCGAGATCGTGTCGTGGCCGATGGGACCGAGCGGGGACGCAGACGCGAACACCGTCCATCACCGTTTTGTCAGTCTCATCGTCCCGACGACGACAAACGCAGACGGTCACACTGGGGTTCGTGTGTTCTTAAAAAGCCTGGGCTCCAACATCGTCAGATGGCGCCATCCGATCCTCTGCCCCGGCAGCCTGCGATCGATGGGCGCCGCGCCGCTCAATGTCTGGAACAGCTACGACGGCGCGATCGTCTGTTCGGGCGTGGCGGCCCCGGGCATCGTCATCCCGCAGACGGCCGCGGCCCCGACCAGCCCGGCGCCAAAGCTGGGACAGCTCGCAATATCGGACGGCGCGAACAGCGGGTTCGACGGAACAAGCGGCGCAGGTCTCTACCGGCGCGGCGCAAGCGCTTGGATTTTCATCGGATAAGAAGGAGCGACACCCATGGCCCTCAGCACCGCGACCGTCAACATCGGCGACGACTGGACGCTGCTTAATTCCAGCGACGCCGCCACCGTGCAGATCCAAAACACCGGCAACGCGCCGTTCGAGCTGGTGCGCGGCACGACCACCCAGCCGACCGGCAATGTCCCATCGATCATCGTGCCGCCGGGGTTCGGCAGCGACACGGCGCTGATCGCGGATGTCGTGCTGGCCCCGACCGGCGGGCGCCTTTGGGCGCGAGCCACCGACCGCGCGCGCGCGACGATCAACTGGGTGTGATGGCATGATCAGATCCGCGATCAGATCCGCGATCAGACCGATGATCCAGCCGATCGGCCGCAAGCGGGGCGTGGGCTCACCCTTCCCCGTCCTCGCGTCGAACGAAGAAGCGACCGTTTCCGACATCACTGACGATGGCGTCAACTACACGCTTGCAGCCTTTGCCGTGTCTGGCTCACTTACGTTCTCAACAGGCGGCGAGATCGAAGTTCAAATCATTGGGGGTGGTGGAGGGGGTGGCGGTCAAGCGGGAGGCCAGCCCGGCGGAGGCGGCGCTGGTGGTGAGTTCGTAAAAACCACAATCACAATTGCGGCGGCGCAATATAACATCGTTGTTGGTCCTTTTGGCGTTGGCACAGTTAGCGGCGGTTCTGGCCTTTCTGGATCAAACTCCATGCTAACTGGGTCTGGCGTCAATCTCACTGCAATAGGAGGTGGAGGCGGAGGCCGAGGCGCTGGTGGCGCTGGTCTGAATGGCGGCTCCGGCGGTGGGGGTGGCGGCAGCGGCGGGCTTGCAGGAGCCTCTATCGCATCTGACGGCGTAGGATTTGCAGGAGGCAACGGACCCGCCGCCTATCGAACGTCCGGTGGTGG